TGGGCTACCAGTGCCACTATCGATCGGCTCCTTATCGGCGAAAGCTGATAGGAATATCACCTGGGGCTATGCCCTGGGTGACGATTGATATGGACCTTACTTGTGGGTTCGGATCAAGTGAGCTAGTAGGAAGGACGACATGTCTTCTCCACTAATTCAGCATGATTTACTTAGGGAAAGCTTTGAGGCACTTTATTGTGACCTCTTAGCTTTGATTCCTCAAGCGAACCGCAAGAGTATTAGTTGGGATCAAACTCAGCTGATGCGCCTTGCCTTGAACAGGGGTCAACGGTTCATTACCATTGATCTCCCAGAGTTCTGCAAGCATTTTGATGCTTGCATCGACTCTAGCTCTCTTATGCCTACTATGATACCTGGGTTTGCAAGGCTCAGGACTCGTAGGGGCAGTGACGCGAGGCCCAGACTTTTCTGGGCGTTCACGTCTCGAGTGTTCAAATTTGATGGTTCTCTTAGGACTCTTCCTTGTGCAGACTCCATCTTTGCGGTGCGGCAACTCAGCCGCATATTCGCAAAGTTTAAAGGAGAATGTGATGACCAATATAAATTTAAGGCCATCGAAGAGTTCTACGGTATTGAGCGCGATATGGATTATCCTGATCTTGATTGGGATGACCCGTATAGTGCTCTCGGCCTGCACGAGTCAGATCTCGCAGTCGATCTTCTCCGAGGAGAAGAATCTGACTACGAAGTCTTATCGCGTGTTGGCGGATGGATCAGAGCTCGAAATGAGCTGCAGAGAGTCTTTGACTACTCTACGGCAAATCTTCGATCTTTTGACCCTTCTACCATCGAGTGCCGTCATGGACCCGGTGCCGTTTCAGACGGATTACCTGGAAGGAGTAAATACTCCTTCCCAATCTGGCCTATCAAGTTAGAGTCTGTCTTTCCGTACGATCTTCACGCTTCCACTTGTTTTACACAAGATGGCATCGTGCCGGTTGACGGCTTTGCATTCTCTAAATTGATCTGCGTTCCAAAGACTATGAAAGGACCACGGCTTATTGCCGCTGAGCCGATCAGCCATCAATGGATACAGCAAGGCTTAGCCACTTGGCTTGTGGACTCCTTTTCGCACTCCTTTGTACGGAGCACGATCAGGATACATGACCAGTCCCATAACCAAAACGCTGCACGTCGTGCTTCGTTTGGTGATGGCGCTACAGTGGATCTTAGCTCTGCATCAGACCGTCTGTCGTGCCGCCTTGTAGAAAGTGTGTTCAGGCGCAAGCCTGAATTCCTATCTGCAATGATGGCATGTAGAACCTCTTACTTACGTCAATCGCCACAAGCGAGCGATATCAGGTTTCCGGAGCAAGTTAAACTCCGAAAATTTGCTAGTATGGGTTCAGCACTGACGTTCCCTGTACAAAGTTTCGTATTTAGTCTCATATCTTATGCCGCCGTCCTATTGACGGAAGGCGGTTCGGTATGCGATGATACGATGCGCCGTATAGCGGAACGTGTCGCGGTCTACGGGGACGACATAATAGTCCCTAAGACAAGTCTTGAGGTACTAGGCGCTTTGTTAAGGTGCCTAGGTCTCAAAGTCAATACGCGCAAAACTTACGGAACAGGGATGTTCCGTGAGAGTTGTGGCGCTGATTGGTTTAACGGGGTTGACGTAACTCCCGCTTATATCCGATCTGACTTTGACCCTCGTACTCCAAGTACCGTGAGCACGATCGTCGAAACGTCGAACAACTTCCATCAATTGGGATTGTGGAACGTAGCTGACTTTCTTCTCTCGAGGTTGCCTCGCTCTGTCCTGTCACG